TGATACATCTCACTCTGATCCTTTAAAAATAATAGCTAGATTACAAGTACCTTTTATAAAAACTCCTACAGCAATAGCTCAGTTTGCGTTAGATCATTTTCCTCCTACAGCTTTTGCAGGGATACTTTGGAAAACAATACTTAAAAGGTCTCCACTACATTCTAAATTAAAATCCGTGTCTAAAGACATCGAGACTAATTCATTGATGTTAGGTTCTGAAACTGCCGCGGAATCTATAAAGAAAGAAGCCCAAAACACTATAGATGATTTACTAAAAGAACAAGAAGACATAACTTTAAAACTAAAAGAACAAGAAGCTGATGCGATGGCTAACTTTATGTTAGGTTCAGTTCTTACAGGTGGGATGGCATACGCAGCAGGTACAGGTGCTATAACAGGTACAGGTGCTTACCTAACAGACGAGCAAAAAAGAAGATTGATGGACGCAGGTTGGAGACCTAACACTATTAAAATAGGAGATAAAAGGGTTAGTTATTCTAGGTTAGAACCTTGGGCTACTTTCTTGTCTTCATCTGCTGATATTGTTCATTACATGGGAATGACAGGTCAACATTTTGACCAGCTTAGTGATACAGATAAAACATTTATAAATGCGTTTTCCGCTTCCGTAGTAGAGAACATGACAAATAAATTATTTATTAGAGGTTTGTATGAGGTGTTAGAGGTAGCTTTAGATAAAGATAAAAACACTTTAGATTTATTACTCGATCTACCTGCCACTTTGACTCCTTCTTTTGCTCGTGACTTAGCTAAGATAAACGAACAGTTTCAAAGAGAAGCTGTAGGATGGAGAGCACGATCCAAAGAAAGAATACTAGGTTTACATCCAGGTCAGTATAGAAGAAACCTCTTAGGAGAGAAAGTAGACAGAGTTTGGGGTATGGATGGTTTTTGGGGAATCATTAGTCCTGTTACTTGGAGCGATGCTAAGTCTGATCCTTTAATGAAAGAGATTGCTAGTCTAAGAGGTAAGGTAGGTCAAACTCAAGTATATAAAAGAAAAGGAATAGATACTAGGAAATACTACCACAAGAAAACAGGACAATCTTTATATGATGCTTGGATGGATAAGATGGTAAAACATAGAGATTTTGATGGTCTTACTTTAAGACAGCAACTGAAAAACTTTATGAACACTACTGAATACATTGAAGCTCCTGACATCAAAATAGAACAGGACGATACACCTAAAGCTGAACTTATTGCTAACTTAGTCAGTAAATTTAGAGGTGAGGTATGGCAGTCTATAGAAGAAGATAACAATTTTAGGTCTAATTACTTAAATTCAGAAGATGAACTTTGGACCACAAGACTCAGTAACGAGACTTTAAAATCAGTAAAACTAAAAGCTTTAACCGATTTAGTTGGCTTTTAAAGTGCTTGAACTTTTACAACAAACAAACTAATAATATATTACTATGGCTAATACATATGTAGACTACACCGCAACAGCGGCTCAAACAGATTTCCCTTTTTCCTTTTCTTATCTTAAAGCTGAACATGTTAAAGTTGAAATCAACGGAGTAGACACAGCTGCCTTTTCAATAGTTACATCTCCTTCTAACAAGGTAGTTTTAAATAGCGGAGCTACAGCAGGTCAGATCGTCCGTGTAAGAAGGAGTAGTCAACCTGGTACCAACCTAGTAGATTTTGAAAATGGTTCAGTACTGACAGAAACAGAGTTGGATTTTGCTTATCAACACAATAGATTTTTAAATGAAGAACTTGCTGAGTTAAATGAAGCTTCTCTTCAAATAGGACCAGGTGGAACAGATTGGGATGCTAAATCAAATAAGATACTAAATGTAAGCACACCCACTTTAACAAGTGACGCAGCGACTAAAAACTATGTTGATCAAAAGGTAGAACAGATTGCTGCTGGTGCTTCTACTCCTCCGTCTAAATGGCAGTTCACAGGTACAGCAGGAGCGAACACAACTTACACTGTCACTGGTGCAGATGTATCAGGAGATAGTGCATATGATGTTAGTGTTAACGGATTAGTAAAAGAACCTACAGTTGATTACACAGTAGACCCTGACACAGATACTTTAACAATTATTCCCTCTTTAAGTGGAGGTGAAGACATTGTCATCATTCAACGAGGGTTAGGCGTTCCCCTTAAACAAGGCACTATAGGAACAGCTCAGATTAATGACGGTGCTATTACCACTGCTAAAATATTAGATAATGCTATTACCACTGCTAAAATATTAGATGGTTCTGTTACTGACGCTAAGTTAGCTACTGCTCCCTACTCTCACCCTAATCATACAGGAGATGTTACTAGTACAGGAGACGGTGCTACCGTTATAGCTAATAATGCTGTTACTTCTACAAAGATATTAAATGGTGCTGTTACTCCTACTAAATTAGACGATACACAGGCATACACAGTAAACGGCTTAATTTCTGACGGTGCTAATATAGTAATAAATAATACGGCCGTCACTGGAGCTGGTATAAGATTTGATAAAACAGATAATGTTTCACCCGACGGACAGATTGATTTACTAATTGATGGTAATGGTGATTTAAATATTACAGCACCTGAAAAGAGTACTAATACCACATTAATGGTTATGAAAAATAGTAATGTTATAAATATTCCTCATATACCCACTTCATCTGCGGGTCTATCTAGTGGCGATATTTGGAGTAACTCTGGAGTACTAAACATAGTTCCATAGGATGACTGAATCCCTCTCTCACTTTTTAGATACTGCTCTTGGCGTAATACTTGCCGTGATCGGTTGGGTTATAAAGAAACTATCAGATCGATTGGATACAGACGAGAAAAGGTTAACAAAGATTGAAGTAGAACTAGCTACCCAAAGAGAACGAGACACTGCTGTGGAGAATCGTATGAGTGGATTAGAAGTTACGGTAAAAGAGATTAACGGTAAACTAGATAGAATGATGGAGATGTTAATGAAGAAATGAGTAAGATATGTCCAAAAGGAATTGCTTGGGCTAAAAGAACTTTTGATAAGTATCCTTCTGCTTATGCTAACATGGCTGCTTCTAAATACTGCAAAGACCCTAAGTACGGTAAAGGTAAGAAGCGTAAACTATCTATAAAGAAAAAGAAATAAGATGGGTGAGTTAGCTAGATGGAGAGCACAGAACTGGAGAAGAGTTAAGTCTGACGGTAGTGATGGTGGTCCTTGTGGGACTTCTAAGAACAAAAAGAATCCCGATAGATGTCTTCCTAAAAGCAAAATGAACTCTTTAAGTAAGTCACAACGAGCAGCCACTGCTAAGAAAAAGAAAGCAGCAGGTGCAAAAGGTAAACAATTTGTTAGTAACACGCCAGCAGCTAGAGTATCACTTAAAATAAGAAAGGGAAAATAATATGCCATACGGAAAGGGTACATACGGATCACAAATAGGAAGACCTCCTATGACTAAACGCAAGAACTTATCTATTAAGAATAAGAAAAAGAAAAAAGATGGCAAAGCGTAAAGGAGTATCACTATCTCTAGGTAGAGGTGAAAAGTCTCGTAAAGGAGGTCTCACTGCAAAGGGAAGAGCTAAACATAACAGAGCTACTGGTTCTAACTTAAAAGCCCCTCAACCTGGTGGTGGTCCTAGAAAGCGTAGCTTCTGTGCTCGTATGAGTGGTAACAAAGGACCAATGAAAGATAGTAAAGGTAGACCCACTAGAAAAGCTTTAGCTCTTAGAAGGTGGAAGTGTTAACAAATAAGAAGTCCATGAGATGACAGAGATAAACGCTAACGCATCCGCTAAAGTACAACTCGCTTTTGCTGCGAAGGTAATTGCCTTGGTCGGGACATGTGTTTGGGGATATTCTGTAATTGTCAATCGACTAAATACAATTGAAATGGATATAGCTAGGATTCAACATGAGCTTTCTTTAAATTCGGAATTTAGGATAAAATGGCCTCGTGGCGAGATCGGAGCTTTACCTGCTGATGCTACCCAAGATATGAACATTGAACACCTAAAGACTAGAGTGAATAAACTAGACGAGCATGTAGACAAGTTGCGTTACGGTGTTGAGTAGAAAAGAATAACAATTTATGAAAACAAGAGAAGAACTAGGGGACTTACACATCCTTGTAACAGATACTTTAAGTAAAGGTATTAAACAAATGCACATAACTGAAGAGTATAATCCTTCCCTTCTTAACTGTGCCAGACAACATTTAAAAGATAACGATGTAGTTCTTATGAGTGGTAAAGATACTCCTCTTAACGATCTACTAGGAGAAGTGTTACCTTTTGAAGAAGACCCTGAACTTAAAGAAAAGATTAAGTAATTACAGTTATAACACCGAAAGAGAGAGAGTTGGCTTATGAGTATTGAAAAGCTTAAACAACTCAAGGACTTCCGTAACTTCTTATATGTAGTTTGGAAACACTTGAACCTACCTGATCCTACAGCTTTACAGTACGACATAGCTGACTTCATGCAACACGGTCCTAAACGATCTGTTATCATGGCGTTCCGTGGAGTAGGTAAATCCTGGATATGTTCTGCCTATGCTGTTCATCAACTACTACTAGACCCTACTAAAAACATACTTGTTGTATCTGCCTCTAAGAACCGTGCTGATGACTTCTCCACCTTTACCTTGAAAATCATACACGACATTCCTGTTCTTCAAGGACTAATACCTAAGAACGATCAAAGGTTCTCTAAGATAGCTTTTGATGTCGGACCTGCCCCTGCTGCTCACGCACCTTCCGTTAAGTCACTAGGTATATCCTCCCAGCTAACAGGTTCTCGTGCTGACATCATCATTGCTGACGATATAGAAGTTCCTAACAACTCTGCTACCCAAGGTATGAGAGATAAGCTAGATGAACAAGTAAAAGAGTTTGAAGCCATTATAAAGCCCTTAGACACCTCTAGGATTCTATTTCTAGGTACACCCCAATGCGAGGACAGTATCTATAACAAACTGCGTGAGAGAGGCTATGACGCTCGTATATGGACCTCTGAGTATCCTAGTGAGGACTTAGTGTTAAAGAACTACGATAACGATATAGCTCCTTTTATAACAAATCAGATATCAGAAGAGACAGTAGGACACTCCACAGAGCCTCTCAGGTTCTCAGATATGGACCTAGAAGAGCGTAAGCTGTCTTATGGGCGTACAGGGTATGCTTTACAGTTCATGCTTAATCCTAGGCTATCTGACGCTGATAGATATCCACTAAAGATAAATGATCTTATTATAACAGATATTGATAACGACTTAGCTCCTGAGAAGATTATATGGTCCAGTGATCCAGATAACGAAAATAAAGACCTTCCTAATGTAGGTCTAGGAGGAGATAGATACCACAGACCTTCTAAGACTATAGGTGATATGGTAGAGTACACTGGTTCTGTTCTTTCTATTGACCCTAGTGGTAGAGGAAAAGATGAAACAGGCTTTGCTGTTGTTAAGATGCTTAACGGTCAACTCTTTGTTCCTGAAGCTGGTGGTCTAAAAGGTGGATACGACGATCAAACACTTAAACAACTAGTTCACATAGCTAAGAATAACAAAGTTAACAAGATTATCATAGAGTCTAACTTTGGTGATGGTATGTTCATGGAACTACTTAAACCTTTACTTATGACTTCCTACCCTTGTTCCGTTGAAGAAGTAAGACACAGTAAACAAAAAGAACTTAGAATCATTGATGTCCTGGAACCTGTACTTAATCAACATAAACTTATCTTTGATCCTTCTGTTGTTCAACATGACTATAAGAGTGCTCAAGGTTATCCTATAGAACATCAAGCTAAGTATATGTTATTCTATCAACTTAGTCGTATAACAAAAGATAAAGGTAGTCTTAGTCACGATGATAGATTAGATGCTTTAAGTATTGCTGTTAACTACTGGGTAGAACAAATGAATCAAG